CCCAATCGGGATGGGAACTAGGCTGGGCATCCTCGACAAAACTGCCCACCAACGCCTTCGGGGTTGGTAGTTGACTTAACTCGCTTAATAAGGAGAAATTAAATGACATATCTGTTGCCTTCTGTATTTAAAGATCTCAAAGATTTTGAGAAATTCTTCGTAGGATTCGATGATCAAGTACATCACTTGAAAAGACTTCACGATGATCTTACAAAAAACATTCCTAACTATCCTCCATACAATATCCGCAAGACCGGAGATAACACCTACACTATTGAGATAGCTGTAGCTGGTTTTGGTCAAGGCGAGATTGATATTGAGCTTGACGGTGGACGTTTGGTAGTTCGTGGAAACGCATCGGCCGATGCCGACACTAATGACTACATTTTCAAAGGTATTGCTTCAAGAGCATTCACTCGTTCTTTTGCTATCGATGATAAAGTCGAAGTAAAGAATGCAGAGCTCTTCAATGGTATGCTTCGTATTGCTTTAGAGCGTATGGTTCCTGAGCAAAACAAGCCAAAGAAAGTTCCCGTTAAAACCAAAGGTGATAAGCAGCTTCTTCAAGAAGAAGACAAATGAAGCTCTTCGAAAAGCTGAAGAGCTTAATACACTTTTGGGTATCTTTACAAAAAGATGTTCGTAAAGATATGGCTGAAGCCAAAGTAAGGGGATACCTATGAATGCTTTTTGGAAGTGGGTCACAGAAACATTCCAACCCTATATTCATCAAGAAATTGAAAAATATCTAGCAGATTCTACAGATATTAAAGATCTAGAGAATCGTATGAAACTTCTAAGAGATAGAGGTTTCCCCATCTAAAGGAGTATATTATGACAGTGAAAGTGTATAAACTCATCAGTGGTGAAGATATTATTGCTGATGGTGAAAGTGATCATCTTGGTTACGTGTTTTATAACCCTGCTTTGTTAGTTGTTCAACAGACGCAGGATGGACGAGTTGGTGCAGCTTTTGCTCCATTTGCTCCTTTTGCCAAAGATGGTAAAGTTCGTATCTTTAGAGATTTTGTCATTGGTGAAATTGAGTTAGATACGAAAATGGTTAATGAATACAATCGCATTTTTGGTTCAGGGATTATGATTGCAGGCGCAGACGAAATTCCTCCATCCATGATGCAATAACAGTGTTCTTTTAATCCTAAACGGGGTATAATTACTATACCCCGTTTTCTTTTCTATTATGAAATTTTATACAAACATTTCTCGTTACGGAAACAACTTGCTTTATCGCGGCTACGATAGTGGTCGTCGTATTAAGAAAAAGATTCCGTTCAAGCCTACCCTATATGTGAAGGGTAAAGGCAATTCTAAGTTCACCGCACTTGATGGAACTAACGTAGATCCAATCGAACTCTCTTCTATGCGTGAAGCAAAGGAGTTCATTGAGAAATACAAAGATGTGGAAAACTTCAAGATCTATGGCAACACCAACTATATCTCGCAATTCGTTGCCGAGGAATTTCCCGGTGAAATAAAGTTCGATCGTTCAAAGATCCGCATCCACAATATCGACATCGAGGTTGCATCTGATCAGGGATTCCCAGAACCAGACGAAGCCAAGCATCCTGTTATCTCTATTGCAATTAAGGATAGCATCTTAGATACGTATTTTGTCTGGGCTCTAGGTGAGTACGATGTAGAAGCTTCGATCATGAAGCAATATCAAGTTCGATACACTAAGTGTGTTTCGGAAGAACACCTGCTTAAGCAGTTCATTCAGTTTTGGTACGAAGAACACACGACTCCCGATGTAATCACTGGTTGGAATATTCGAACATTTGATATTCCATACCTTGTCAATCGTATTAATCGTGTCCTTGGCGAAGATGAAGTAAAGAAGCTCTCACCGTGGGGTATGGTTGAAGAACGTATGGTGTCTATGCGTAAAGGCATGGTTCAGTTGTACGACATCATTGGTATCTCACAATTGGACTACATGGACATCTTTCAAAAGTTCGGATATTCGTTTGGTCCTCAAGAATCGTATCGTCTTGATCACATCGCATATGTAGTTCTTGGTGAACGTAAACTTGCATTTGATGGCACACTGCACACACTATATAAGACAGATCACCAAAAGTTTATCGATTACAATATTAAGGACGTTGATCTTGTTGACCGTATGGAAGATAAGATCGCTATGATTACGCTGACGATGACTATGGCGTATAAAGCCGGTGTCAACTATTCTGACACGATGGGCACTGTTGCGATATGGGATTCCTTGATTCATCGGTATCTTCTTGCACAAAACATTATCGTTCCTCCAAACAAGGAGAGCTTTAAGTCTGACTATGAGGGTGGCTATGTTAAAGATCCTCAGTGTGGTGTGCACGATTGGGTTTGTTCTTTCGACGTAAACTCACTGTATCCAAACATTATCGTTCAATGGAACATGAGTCCTGAAACGATTGTTCGTAAAGTAGAACCCAACATCACTGTTGATAAAATTCTTGATGGATACGTCACAGAAACCGGAATAAAAGACAACATGTCTATGGCAGCGACTGGTCAATACTTCGATAATTCAAAGCAGGGATTCATGCCAAAGATTATCGAAGAAATGTATGATGAACGTGTGTTGATCAAGAAGAAGATGTTGGCTTCAAAGCAGGAACTTGAAAAGTGTGATAAGTCTAACAAGACTGAGGTGTATCGCATTGAACGTGATATCGCGCACTACGAAAACCAGCAGACGGCAATTAAGATTCTTCTGAACTCACTTTACGGTGCACTTGGCAATAAGTACTTCCGTTACTTCACGATGGAGATTGCCGAAGGTATTACTATCACCGGCCAAGCAATCATTAAGTGGGCCGAGAAGCACGTCAATGGATTTCTAAATAAAACACTTAAGACTAATAAAGATTACGTGATTGCAATCGATACTGATTCGGTGTATGCTAATCTTGGTGATCTAGTTAATCATGTTTTGCCTGATGCTGACACCTCTAAGAAAGTAGATTTCCTGGATAAAGTATGTGCTAAGATCGAGAAGGATGTGCTCGACATCGCCTTTAAAGAACTCAAGGAAAACTGCAACGCATATAAGCAGCGGATCTCGATGAAGCGTGAAGGTATTGCTGATCGTGGTATTTGGACTGCAAAGAAACGATACATCCTAAACGTGTGGGACAACGAAGGTGTTCGTTATTCAAAGCCAAAGCTTAAGATTATGGGTATCGAAGCTATTAAGTCTTCAACGCCTGCAGCATGCCGTGAAGCAATGGAGGATCTATTTAAGATTCTTATTAGTGGTACTGAAGAACAAACTCAGCAATTCATTCGTGAATTTAAGAACAAGTTCGACAGTTTGCCCGCCGAGGAAAAAGCATTCCCTCGCGGTGTTTCGTCGCTGAAGGAATACTCAGACTCTAAGTTGATCTATAGAAAAGGTACACCCATTAATTCACGTGCAGCGCTGATGTACAATTATCTTCTAAAGCAGAATGGTCTCGAGAATAAATATGAAACCATCAAGGAAGGTGAGAAGATTAAGTACATTCACCTTGATCCAAGAAATCCTACACGTGAAGATGTGGTTGGATTCCTCGAAGTTCTTCCGCCAGAATTTGGCTTGCACCGATACATCGATAACGAAGCTCAATTTCAGAAATCATTTTTGGATCCCGCTAAAATCATTCTAGATTCCATTGGTTGGAAAGCTGAAGAAGAAGCTTCCCTCGAGGATTTCTTTTCATGAAGAATATACGAGTACTAAAGACTGGTATAAATGTTTCAAAGATTCTAGCACAACTAAAAGAATATCCAGAAGATTGGAATGCAGTCAGTAAAATGGAAAGTGCTAAGAGCTGTGTAGACGAACATGGATTTCCAGAAGTGGATGCAGGTGTGTTACAATTAATAGTTGGAAAGATTAAGTCTATAGACGAATATGTTGGTGACAGTGAGTTGTCAGTACCAACTCCCGCTTATTACAAGCACACTCACGTAGTAAATTTCCTGAAAAGACATTTCCCTAAGCATGATAGGTGTGGGTTCCTATCTCTTCCAGTTGGAGGAACAGTTGGGAAGCACATCGATATTGGAAGCTATTATCAAACAAGAGATCGGTATCATCTTGCAATTCAAGGAAAATATGAGTACAGTGTTGGTGATGAATCATATGTAGTTGAACCGGGAACTCT